CTACTGTAACGTCGTTCAAGACCTTCAGCACGCCCATTTCATCCTGCTTGCTCTCGTTGATCGTGACCAAATCCGGCTGGCCATCAGCGCCAATAATCCGCATCACGCGCTGTTCGTTGTAAATGTGCGGCGCCAAATCCAGAATAATCTGGCCGGTCTGACGTATTGAGCGCGTCAGGTTGTCATAAAAATGGTAATTGTTCATGTCAATCTGCTGTTGCTGACCGTTCAATGCTTTGCCGCTGATATTGCCCGGTATGTTGCTGGGATCAAATATCCCGAGCACCGTCTGCAGATCCTCGTTGATCGCAGCGGCTGCGGTCATCACGCCGGCTGGTGGCGGTTCCGGCTGCAGGCGTACAGGCACCGGCGCCGGCCGGCCGTCAATGTCGGTCTGCTTGTAGCGCAGCACCGGGTTACTGGCAATATTCGCCCTGGTCCACTCGTTCTCGTGACCTTCGTCCTGACCTTCGGCCAGCAACCATTTGGCTTTCGGCGCCAGAGCAACCGATTCGGTCATGCTGGTGCGCCAGTAGTTATACATTCTGCTTGGATCTTTGGCGAACCGCACCAGACCGTATTTTTTGCGCTTGTCGTTGACGATCAGCTGGGCGCCGTAGACCGGCACGACCGGAATAAACTTACCAGGCCAGATTTTTTCGTCTAGCACTTCCATCGCGGTGACTTTGCACCATTTGATCTGCTTCCTGAAGCTGTCGCGCTCGTCGATCACCGTGATACCGGCCAGCGCCATCGCTTCGGCACTCGGCAGCTCATCCTTGAATACAGACGTGCCATCAGACAGCATCAGCAGCTTGGTTTTGACGCGCTCGGTGTAAAAATACTCGGCAATCCGAATATCCTCTTTGCTCACCCACTCGGCCCAGCTGTCGCCGGTCGCAGTGGCTTTGAATTGCCCGCCGTCATCTGCATCGGGATATTGTTTGTTGAATACCGCTTTCGGTATCATCGTGGTGATCAGGCATCGCTCGGCGTCAGATCCATCAGGCTGTGTGCTGTTGGGATCGAAATAAACGGTAAACGGGTTGTCGATCTGCCGGATATAGATCTCTTGATCAAATGAATCCTCTCGCACAAAGTCGGTGACGATTCTCCAATATCCCCAGCCCATGCGAACCGCGTAATCAAATGCGGTGTCGTACGCGGTGTCTGCGTTGCTGTTGATCTCGATGTGACGTGTGATGCCTTCCAGCACCTCTGCGACCTTCTTATCGGCCTGTGTGTTCGTCGGGTGCACCTTAATCCGCGGTCGCTGCTGGCGCTGTTGATTGGTGACCTGGCGAACGTAAGCGTCGAGCTTGTTGATGGTCAGACACGGCCGAGATTCCAGATTGCGGCTGTTCTGCGTTTCGACTGGCCACTGATCACCGGCGGCAAACTTCAGATCCTCCAGTGCTTCGCTGCGGTTCGTGCTCTCAGCAGTAGACACCAGGCGCAGGAATTCAATCGCATCAGTAATCCGTTTATCGTAATCGTCACTTTGATAGGCCATGTTTTACCCTTTTCAATTCATCCAGCTGCCCATTTGCAGCATTTCAGGCCGGCGCTTCTGCGCTCGGCGCGGTTCGTTGACCATCAGGCCGATATAACGAAATGCGTCGGCGCCGTGACTATATCCGTCGTGCAGCGGCATCTTGCTGAATCGGCCATCTTCGTCGACATCATAGCGATAATGGCGCAGGCACGAAATGCCGTCGGCGGCGTTCTCGCGGTCAAACCAGCAATTCGGGAATATCGTTCTGGCTGCGTTGATGCTGTCCGGTATTGGCACCTTCGGTATGATCTTCACCTTGTAACCGGCGCCGCGCACAATTTCCTCAATGCTTTTACCGTTTGCCGCCAGTGTCTTGTTCTCGGCGTCGTGCGGTAGCCACAAAGTATCGTAGACGTAGCCATGCGTCTGCATCTGCGACAGGTAATGGCTGATGGTTTTCTGGTTGTCCTCCATGTAACGAATCAACCGTGTTTCCATGCCGACAAACTGCAGATACCAGATCGCGGTCGCATCGGACCATCCCAAGTCAAAGATCGCGTGCACTGGCTTGCTCGGATCGTAAGCCACCCGGCAGATCCTGCCTTCAAGTTCAGCCATCTGCATCTCGTTCGCAAAGATTGCGCCGTCAACTGTCTGCCGGCAGATGCCTTCCCAGACGGTGTTATAGGCGCTCATGTCGCGCTCGCGCAATGCGTCTTTCTCAAGGCGTAGCACTTCGGGAAACCACGGATTATCTGACCAGTTGACCTTTACGCTCTGGCAGTCAGGCGGAGGATGCAGCACAAAACGTTGATACGTTTCGTCGGTTTCCAGCTCAGGATTGAACGAAACCCAGATTTCTGACTTGTCCTTGCGGATCGTCGGGATAAGCACGTTCCAGCTCATGCGGCTGACGGTCTGCGCTTCCTCAACCCACGCTATATCCACGCCTTCAAATGATTTGATATTACTGATGTTGTTTTTCAGACCGGCAAATGCAAACTCGGTGCCGTTTTTGCCGCGTATGCTGGCCTGCGTGATCTCGTAGAACGACAGCAGGCCAAGTGCCTCGATCTGATCACAGAGCAGCTTGTGCACGCTGTCCTTGATGCTGGTCTGGTATTCCCGCGCACACAAGATCCGCATCGGTGATCTGGCGCCGAGGATCAGTAACGCCCTGGCAATGCCCCAGCTCTTAGCACCGCCGCGGCCACCCCAGCAGCATTTATACCGCGCTGGCTTAAACAGGAATTCCAGCTTTTCGGGGAATTCTGCCTTTGCAATTATTTCTTTAGGCTTCAGCATCGTTTTTAACAAACGATACTTGAATGCCTGACAGCAGCGGTGCGCCGTCCTGACCGGTCAGCTCTTGCTTAACGGTTTCGGACCAGCGCATCTGCGCTTTCGTCCACCAGATCATCGCTGTGGTATCGCCGGCCTGTGCTTTGTTGAATAGCGTGTCGGCAATGCGAGCCGATGCCTGCGCCTTACCCATCTGCAGATCGTCGGGATAGTGTTTTCGCAGCGTCACATCGCTGATGCCGATCAGCGCCCCGATCTGCTCGTGCGGCAATCCAAGACCAGACATTTCGCGCACGCGTTTGCGCGTTTCTTCGGTCGGTCTGTGTAATTTATTAGGCATTTTCTTTTATTGGGGCAAGTTTCAACGCTTGTTCCGCTTTGAGATCGCCGCCGCTTTGCTCTTCGCATCAGCCTTAGAACTGGCGCCCCATGCTTTCAAAGACAACGCCAGCCGTGTCGGTTCCCCATTTGGTTTTGCCATCGGACCCGGCATATTGCCCATGCGTGCAAGAAAGCTCGCACGCCGAGGATTGTCGCCAGCCTTGACCGGCGGCTTCAATGTGCCGCCGGTTTCAGCGTGATAGCTGGCGCGACCTTTTGCATTCAGGCCACCGGCCGGATTCTTTCCGGCTTTCTTCGTCCAGGCTGCGCTCATCGTTTCTTCTTCGCCGCTTCGCGTTTCACGGAATAAGCGATCGCCACGGCCTGTTTTATGGGCTTTCCGGCTTTCACTTCTGCCTTGATGTTTTTCTCAAACGCTTTCGGGCTGGTTGATTTCTTCAATGGCATGAGGTGCCTCTAAGTCGATGATGAGTGATTGATAAGCGCCGATCGTCGCCTGGGCTTGAATCACAAAGACGTTTGCCTTTTGCAATTCAGCCTCGAGCGCAGTAATTTTCGCTTTAAGCGAGTCAACCGTTATCATTTATTGCTGTGCAACGTGAACAAGAGCAAATGAAATCACGAGAGCTTCCGACAATGACCCTGCACTGGCATTTGACACAGCAATCGTGAACGATCCGGCAGCAACCGTCGCAATCGACAACAAATAAGTGCCTGCCGTAGTCGCACCGGATTTGATGGCAACAACCGGCACATCGTATGCTGATACCATCGAATTCGTCACAACAAATGCGACTTCAACGCCAGCAGCAAGTGCGGCGTTGTTCATTGTAATTGTTCCGCAAGGCGCGTTCACGGTCACACCGGTTGATTTGCTGGTTGCTTGCGTTACCGCAGTTGGCACCGCGGTCGAGCTGCCGGTGTTGTAACCGAATTGACCCGTGACGGCATTCACCAAAGAATTGTTTGCGTTAATAATATCCTGATCTTGATACGCCACGCCTATTGCAATTGAATTTGCCATGATTTTTCCTTATTGAGTTACGACTGCACAAATGTCCATTTCGGAGATGATCTGATAATCCTGACCGTCAATATTATGCGTTGGCCACTTAAGATAATCCCCGTTACCATATTTAATAAAATCACCGACTGATATTTCGGTTGCTTTTGGTCCTGTCGCCACCACAGTTCCCTCGTTGAAGGGTTCCGTGTTTTTAACGATCAACACGCTTGACAGCTGCCGCACCAGTGGCTTGACAACGACCTTGTTACCCATCGGCCGGATCATGCTGCCACCTTCACCGGCCGGCCACGTTTGCGCTGTGGGGGCGGCATGAGTGTGATGGTTGTCGGCACACTGGTGTGGATCGGTTCCAAACCGGCAATACGGACAAATTCACCGCACCAATCGGTTTCGTGCTTGTTCTGCATCAGCGGGAAACGTCTGCAGTTTCCCATTATTTGATGATTTCTAAAAAATCGACAAAAGCTACAATTTTCTATAATGTCAGATTCAGCCATTTCAATTTCTCCCAATTGGCATGGTTAGAAAGCCCGGCATCTCAGAAGTGTCGGGCTTTCGCTTTTACTGGCAGGATTTACGATCGTGCGTATAGCACATGCTCTCGCTGCGGCCGGTGTTGAATTGCTTGTCGGCGCCGGTCTTGTCTTTCATACCCATACCATTATCATTGCGCATCGGTTCTTTTTTGTCGGTTGTTTTGTCGGATGACACAACGCCAGCCGGCATTTTTGCATTATTTCCATAAGCCATGATGATTTTCCTTAATGAAGAAAACGAAGTTTGTAGAGTGTAGAGTTTATAAGCTCTGCGATATTATCGACCAACTGGACCAGCTCAGAATCTTGCGGTAAATGCTTGCGTGATTCTTCGACAAAATCTTTTAAGCCGGTCATGTATTTAACTGGCTCGTCAATCGGCAGATGATAATCGGATGAATAGCCGGTAATTAAATCATATCGACCTTGATAGTTTTCGACAAAATCATCAACGCGTTCGATGATTGTTTCGTAGTATTTTTGCAAGGCTTTGTGCTTGCTGTAACTATCGGTTTTAAGATGCAATAGATGTGCATTGGTGCCACTGTGCAGTAGCACCAGAACAAAATCAGCAACATCAGCAACATCAGCCATGCGTGCCTTTCAAGGCAACGGCGACCGCCGGGAGGATGCCCGCAACATCCAAGTCGCCGTTTCGCGGGGGAGTGCGTATCACGGAGGAGATCAACGCAACAGCAGATTAGTGCCTAAACAATGTGCTGTCAAGAGAGGTCGACCACTCGCTGCACGTAGCGCCCTTTTACGTTCTTACGCCAGCCGTGAATTTCAACCCGCACCCCAGCCTCGCGCACCCGACCGATGGTTTCCGAGTCCATAACCTTTTTAACCCGATTGGCCACGCCCTCACTGGTGACCTGGACCGCGAGCACCTCGCCGCGCCGGATGGCCAGCAGATCGGCCCAGCCCCACAAATCTTTCCGCGTTCGGGTAAAACTGTTCCATTTCTCGACCACTTCGACCAGGTAACCGAGTTCGCGGAGAGCTGCTAGGCTGCGTTGGGTTGGTGTCATGTCATTTGCCTATTTTTTAATCAATAAAAACTGCTCTTGTTCCACTTCTTGTTCCACCTATAGGAAACAAAGGATGGAACAAATCCATCCTTTTTTGTTCTAAACCCATATGGTTTGTTCCGCACTTTTTTATGGAACAAAACAGCACTAAACATTTGAAACTATTACATTTTACTGAATTTCCATTTTGGAACAAAACACCCTGTTCTGTTCCATTTTTTAAATCACTTTATAACGTGGAACAAACGCGGAACAAGAAATACACTTTTTGACACACTTTTTAACCACCAATTTCGGCCTTTCCAGCGGTCGTTATTTTCCAATTCTTCCGCACCTTTCTGACCATTTTATCGGCCTTTAATTGGTTGAGTGTGCGGCTGACCTTTGACACCATCGGCTGACCGTTGCGATCGTTCCAGCCGAGCAGCGTAGCCCATTCCCGCAGCGTTGCTTTGGAATTGGAATTAACCAGCGCCAGCAAGCGGTTTTCTTCCGATTCGGCCTGTTCTTCGAGCAATTCGGAT